CTCAGCATCCTTTAAACGGTTGTTTATATTGGGAACCACCCGATTTAGCCCGACGCAATGTCGGAAGAAAAGTTATCGCTGTACAATTTTTACGGCCCTTTATATCATACTATCCAGTATGAGGGGTGCCGCTCGTATAGTGATCGCGTATAGTGTCCGTTCCAACTCGGAACTGGCACTAAGTGACATTTATAGTTGACGGACTTACGTCGCGTCACCATACCTGCCGAACTCGCTTCCCTATGAATTAACTCACCTTTCGACATGTAAAACGCCGTCGGGTGACTACCTTGATCTAAACTCAACATAAGACGAACGTACGCAGCGCCTGAATAGCGCTTTGCCGAGACCGTCTCTTGCCAGGTGAAGAATGATTGAACATTGGCATCATCCTTACGGATAAGTTTATGTTTAACCAAATTGCGGATTTCACACTTAGTCAACCAGGGACGAATCCCCAGTTGGTTAAGTTTGAAGAGTGGAACGCATAAACCAGAATCTGACGTATCCTCCAAAGGAAGATACTTTAAATCAGCAACTGGGATACACTGTACAATGCTTGTAAAAGCATTGTAAAGTCCACGTCGAGCACTACGGATGTAACATAGACGGCTAATACTATTGCCGACGAAGTAAATATCTGCATGTGTTTCGATCCTGCGTTTAAGGTAGAAGGGGCGAACATTCGTTCCCAAAAAGAAATCAGCGCCACAAGACTCTTTAAACGGTCCATGTAAAAAGGATTTTTCGGTATTAACCGAGAATCCGGACCACTCAAGAGCTTCGATGGCGTACCGACACGATTTATAGCGAACGATAATATCGTCGCCAAACACCGCTAGATCGCGGTGTGTACAATCGTGGCCACTCTCCTGGATTGCTGCTTTCGTAACAGCCCAGAAGATTAAGCTTTCTAACGCAAAAGTGTACCCATTGCCCATGGCTGAGAATTTCTCATAAACGAGAGATTCTTCACCCAAATCGCCAGCTTCGTGCCGGAGATCTGCGAGTAATGCGTACCACTCAGCTGGCAACAGTAATCGGACTAACTCCAAAGAGATAGTATCCGAAGCTGAAGCCAAGTCGATCGTACTGAACTGAGAAAGATTAATTTCTCCGTTCAGGAAGGAGTAGCGAGCGCCTTGATAGGCTAGCTCACG